GGTTATGAACGAAAAGGGGTAGGTGGGACCCACCCTCATCTATCCCTTTTCGTTTGCCGAAAACTAAATCATAAGAAAGGATTTTACAATGTCTCGACGGAACAAAGGACGCTACCAGCAGGAACAAGGCGCGTCCGAGGGCGATGAAAACCAGCTTTCGGGCGACATGACGGACGACACCGAAATTCATAGGGGGTTTATCCGGCCCGGATTGGCTGATGTGATCGCCAAGCGCAGGCTTTCTCTCACCGAAGAACTGGGGGAAGAGCCTGTTGACCCGGAGAACATTGTCGAGATACCGCCTGAAGACGACTTGCAAAAACCATCAGGCACGGAAGCCGAGGCGCAACCGGAAGGCGAAAAGCTCACCGTTGAAGCGCCTCCAGCAGAACCGGACAAGCCAGCCGAGCCAGCGGCAGCCCCGCCAACGCCCACCGAAGACGAGCAAATTGAGCTTATCATAGACGGCCAGAAGGTTAAAAAGCCGAAGTCTGAGTTAATCGAAATCGGCAAGAAGGCGGCACAGAAAGAGCTGGCGGCAGAAAAACGACTTGAAGAAGCAACACGGATTAAACGTGAGGCCGAGGAATATGCGCGAAGCGTAAGGACAGCAGCGCCCCGCACTCCTGCACAGGAACCGGAAGGCACGCCGCCTACGCCGCCGACAGACACCGCGGGCCTTGACGCTGCAATCCGTGAAAAGAGAAAAGCCTTGCGAGAGGCTATGAACTATGGGGACGAAGAAGACCAGGAGAAGGCGCAAGTTGCGTATGAAGACGCTCTTGCAGCCAAGTTCGCGGTAGGACGCGGAACACCATCCGCCATCGACCCGGACATGGTTGCGGACAGGGCTATACAACGCATGGCGCATAAAGACATCCAGAAGCGTTTTCTCGCCCCGGTAGAATCAGGAGGGTTTAAAGACCTTTGGGAAGAACCGGAGTATCAAGCCCAAATCATGCAGGAAGTTGATAGAGCTATTGCCAGCGGAGCAGACGGTACGGACTGGTCTATTTACGAATCAGCCGGAAAAAAAGTGCGTGCCTATCGGGAGTTCCTGAAAACGTATGACGGCGGCAACGGTTCTCAACCCCCAGCGTCACCGGCTCAAAATGCTCCAGCAATCCCCCGAAGCGCAGCACCCTCCATAGATCCTACTCTCAGCGGAAGAGCGGATCGCAAACGGCAGTTGCCCGCGGTGCCCACGGCCAGCGGTAAGGCCCCGGCTCCCGAAGAAGACAAACCACAAACACCATCGGACGTGATTGCTTCTATGCGCAGAATGCGTCCGGGCCAAAATTTATAAGGAGACTTCAAAAATGGCAGGACAGATTTGGGCCGTTTCCAGCTTGGGCGGCTATATGTATTCGGACAATCTTTCCAAGAAACTGAGGATGGCTGTGCAGCCTCTTATCAAATTCCGTCAATTCTGCGACGTGAAGGACGCCAGCCACCAGGGGAAGAAGAAAGGCGACCTCTTCCATAAATAACCTTGTGGAAGCAAAAGCTCTCTATGTGCTGGAAACTCCTAAAGCGTTCATTACTGACAAGGTGAAAACATGAACGATGAGACAATGGACAATCAGCAGGAAACCTTCAAAGTATCTGAGGCTGACATTGGCTGGTTAGCTGGTATAGTTGATGGAGAAGGAAGCATATCACTTGCCTTCGGAATGGTAAAAGCAAACCAGATAAACAATATGTCTCCGCGGATAGAGGTTGCAAACACCGACAAGGAAATGATAGAAAAATTTGTTCGCATCGTACACGGTCTTGGAGGGGGCATACACGTTACAACAAAAAAAGTGAATCAGCATAGACCTCCAGGAGTTATAAAAAAGAGACCTGAAAACGGTTTTAAAAGCCTTTACTATGCTAAGGCCGTTGGGTTTAAAAGAACTAATAAAATCCTCAAAGCCATATATCCGCATTTGGTTGGTAACAAAAAAGAAAGAGCTGGTCTTGTAATGAAATTCATAGAGTCTAGGATGCAAAAGACCAGTGGCGACCGTTGCGGATGGAAATACAGATACGATGAGGAAGACCTCAAAACGGCCATTGAAATATCAAAAACGATGCGGACTAAATTTACATCGGTGCTTGAAGGACTCCTCAACGACTGCACGAGGGCGCAGCAAAAGGCTGCATGATACAGTCTGAACTCACGGGAAACCGTGAGAGGCGGCAGAAATGACCGCCCGCCTCGCAAGAGGTTTTAAAGTAACAGAATGTGGGATGTATTTTCTAACGTTGCCACCCAGGGCGGGACGCTGGTTGAGACCAACACCATGCCCGAAACTCAGTTCACGATTTGTTGGAATTAACTGGTCGTGATTAAATCTCGCTATATGCTGGAACACCCTTATAGCCAACACAACCGAAGGGGACAATTTTGTCCCGGTGTGAAAGAGTGTTGGATTGGGCAATCAGCAGGAAAGGAACAAGCCATGGAGTTTGATAAAAGCAGAGGATATTTTTACGGTGTTTTGCTTGGTGACGGTCATATAAATTACACACAACGCAGTCTTGAGAACGCTGCCGACAATAAAAACCGCCGAGGCCCAATGCTGATGTTAAAGTGTTGCGACTATGAAATGATAGACGCGTGGCGCGATTCAATAAAGGAAATAACGGGTTTCGGATATAAAATTTCCAAGCACAACCCCGGAGTAAACTCCCACGGTAAGCGGAAACAATACAAGTTGAGAGTATCCGAGAGGTTACTTGTAGATGAAGCACAAGAATTAACTGCCCACAAAACCATTATCCCCAACGAAATTTGGAGTGGGAGCGGTGATGTAAAAAAAGCTTTCATTCAAGGATTAATGGATAGCGAGGGATGGATAAATTTTTTCTTGAGCGATGGTTTAAAGCATTGTGACATGACTCTTGGGTTCGCTTGCGCTGATCCGTGGTTTGATGACTTCTATCGTTTGGTAAATGCGGTTGGCGTTGAAACCTCTAAGATTTACAACCGCAAACCTGCTTTTAAGAAAAACGGTGAGAAATGCAAGCCTCTTCGTTTATTCAAGCTTAGCATCCATGGCTACATAAACGCCGGCCTTAGCTTCACTATAAAAAGGAAGCGCGATAGGTTGGAGTTTTGTTCCCGAATCCTCAACGACTACATGCGAGACTACCCTCGGTATGACGACTATTACAGGGTAGATGATATAGTCTGGCCTAATGTGAAAGCATTAGATTAACAAAGCGCACGCAAGGTACTCTAACTATTACAGAAAGAGGAAATTCGGTGCCTTTCAGCCAGAAGCTTGATAATTTGAGCTTGCTTCCGGTGCAGGAGATCATCAACAAGGTCCTCAAGAACGATGCGGCTAAGGCGTTTGACATTGCGGCACATGCACAATTCGACCTTACCTATCTGTGCATTCAGCCGACCGGCGGCACCGACACCTCGGCCGTCACCCTCGGCAGCGCCAGCACATACGCCAGCACCGTTTCGAGTACGGCGGCATTCAACAACGAGCACGCAAAAAGCGTTGTGGACACCATGAAAGAGCGTAATATTCCGGCCTATACCGGCGACGACTATTACGCTATTTCCTGGCCGACTACGTTGCGGGTGTTCCGGAACAACCTGGAAGACATCCAGCAATATACCTCTGAAGGATTCCGAATGATCGCAAACGGAGAGATCGGCAGGTATTACAACACCCGGTATGTTGAGCAGACCAACATTGCCAAGGCCGGATGGACCAATACCGACTGGATCTTCTTCTTTGGTCAGGACACGGTGGCCGAAGCGATTGCGGTTCCGGAGGAAATGCGCGGCAAAATTCCTGCGGATTACGGGCGTAGCATGGGCGTTGCGTGGTACTATCTCGGAGGCTTCGGGATTGTCCACAACACGTCAAGCTACACCCAAAACCGCATTGTGAAGTGGGGGTCTGCCGGTTAAACTTCAGCACTAAAACATGGATGGGGCTTGGCGACAGGCCCCTAACCTCAACCTTTTAAGTTTTTCAGAAGGAGAAAAATTAAGATGGGATTCTATGACGATGCAAAATACGGCGTAATCGAACGCAAGTGGTTCGGCGCTACGGTCAAACATGGCGGCGAAACCGCAGCCGGTTTTACTTTCAATGAGACCGAGGCAACCAAAGTCACCCGTTGGTACCCCCGCGGGCCGATTACCGTCAAAAAGTTCGGTGTAAAAACTTTGGGCACACTCGGCAAGGGCGAGGAAGTGTTTGTCCTGTTCAAGTCCGGCTCGACCAGGATTGCGACGGTAACGGCTTCAACGACATCGACCCCATATACCTTCGCGTCCGATGTGACCATGGCGAGTGCCAATGTGGAAGCCGGCAGTTATCTCAACATCCTCGCTTCGACCAATGTTTGCAGCACCGGGACGGTGGCCGTGTTCGTTGACTTTGTTCGCAGGTTCAACACCGCGGGCAAATGGGACTCTTAATCTATCCGCAACCCCAGGGGGCGAAAACCCCCTGGGAACCCTAACGGAAAGGGAATATGTGAAGATCCTAAAATTGGCGTACCATTGTTGCATCCGGGTGGCCAAGGAAGCCATGCCGCTTCTTGACCGAAAGCACCAGGTACACGTTGCGGCGGGAAAGGTTACGCAGTACAGCGACCATTACACATCTTTGTCAATATTCCACGATATGAACCAACTTCAGGAAATTATCAGCCAACACGCCGATGCTGATATTATCCATTGCCACAATGAACCAAACTGGTTTGTGTCGGCAGCAAAAGAGGTGTTTCCAGACAAGCCGGTTGTCCTGGATATTCATGATTCGATGCTATTGCGGAGGACTGATGAGCAGGTAAGAGTTGCCGGAAACGGGAATATTTACAGACACACATGCGACGAAAGAAACAACTTTCAATTAGCCGATGGCCTTGTTTTTGTCGGCCCCGCCATGCGCGACATTGTTCTGGATGGTTACAAGCTTGACCAGCCGCACTGTGTCATACCTTCGGCGTTGCCGGAGCGGTTCTATAGAGTGGACTTCGGCAAGTGGATAGGCGGCATGGCGTATGAGGGGCGTATAGATATTGACAAGGAGCTAGGGGAAAAATGGGACTTTTTTCAGTATTCAAATTACATCCCGATGGCAAAGAAATGCAATGAACTCGGGATAGACTTTCATATTTACACCCCGCGAGGAAGCGCCCCTGTGCGTGCGGAATACGAAAAAGTCTGTATGCTTTATCCTCCGCTTGAATTACGCACAATGATAAAAGAAATCGGCCGGCACGATTGGGGCGTTGTGGGTAACATCGGTGAACACGAAGAATGGAAACATGCGCTTCCGAACAAGCTCTTTGAGTATTTCGCGGCTTGTTTGCCGGTGGTGTGCATCAACGCGGATGAGTCTTGGGGTTTCATCAAGGACTTGGGGATGGGGATAAGGGTTGATAGTCTGGAAGAACTTACAAAGCGGTGGAGCGAACACCGTGAATGCCGCAAAAACGTGGTTAAATACCGCAAAGAATTTGTCATGGAGCGGCACATCGAAAAGCTTGAGGACCTTTACAGAAAGTTGATGTGAACGCCGTGAAATTGCTTCTCTATTACCCGGAATGGGGCAACCGCTGGATTCCGTATTTTGAAAGAGAGCTTTCAAGGTACGATTTAACCGTATTTAACGCCCCGGCAACCGGCGTTTTCCCAATAGCGGACCTCGAAAAAGCGAGTTCTGAAGCCGATGTGCTAATTTCAATGTGGTACGATAATGTTGTGGGGTATTGGACCAAGCATTTTAAAGATAAAAAAATAATTTCATATTGCCGACGATACGAGGTCTGGTCAACTAGTTTCGCGGATGCCATAGACATGAAGCAAGTTGACGCCATGATTTTCGTGTCGGAGTACTACCGTAAGAAGTTTTGTCAGCTATACGGAACCCCCAAGCGTCATTACATGATTCCGAACGGCGTAGACATAAAAGACTTTTCTTTTAGGGAAGAGCCTGTTTACAGCGGAAAGATCGCCATGGTGTGTTCCATTAAGGACGTTAAGAACATGGCGCTTGCGGTTGAAATTCTATCCATGCTTCCAAGGGGCTTTTCAATACATCATATCGGTATTCCGTTTAACGACATGATGGCAGGCCAGTTAATGAGTTACATTGATTATCGTAGGCTTAATGACAGATTCAAGTTTGAGGGGAGCGTCAAGCGCGAAGAAGTCAGCGGGTGGTTGGAAGATAAAGAAATCATTTTATCGACCAGCATCAACGAGGGGAACCCGAACAATGTGATTGAGGCGATGGCCCGCGGCATAAAACCCGTGATAAACCTATGGCCTGGCGCTTTAGAACAGTTTTCGCGTATGTGGGTTTACGAGACGGCGCAGCAGGCAGTTGACATGATAATGGACCGAGCCTCGTACACGCCAGAATCCTATAGGGATTGGGTGGGCGCTCGGTACTCGCTTGACAATCTCAAGCAGATCCATGGAGTGATAGAAGACGTTTTATCAAGCTAAAAGCGGGGTTGAATCATGGTTGAATTAAATTCGAGCTCAATCATTTCGATGCAAGACCACTACACATCATGGCTGCATGACAATCCCGCGAATCACCACGAACACGGCAGCGGTTCTTCTGTAATCGAAAATCACCTTTGCAATTTTTCCTTGTGGCATCTTGAAGACAAGGCACGAAACCCGCTTGCCACAGACCTTGAGATCAAGGAGATAAAAAAAGAAATTGACCGCATGAACCAGGTCCGCAACGACGCCATAGAAAATATCGACTGCGACATTATCAAGAAGTATCCGTTTGTTACTTCGAACATGATGCTTCTGACTAACACGGAAACGCCTGGGTCTGCCATAGACCGCCTTTCAATATTATCTCTTAAAATATATCACATGAACGAGCAGGCTATTCGCAAGGACGCCGACGAAGAACACCGGCTATCATGCAAGGTCAAGGTGCGAGTGCTAAAACAGCAACGAAACGATTTATCAAAGGCCCTTGATTTTCTTGTTTCTGAAATCATAGAAGGCAAAAAAAGGCTCCAATTGTACCGCCAATTCAAGATGTATAACGACAAAAATTTAAACCCTGAAATTTATCAGCAAAAGGAGTCAAAATGAAAACGGATCTCCCCGAAAACTGCGGTATTGATTCAAAAGACGTTGAGCGTGGCCATACTCAGGTCCCCAACACAAACGAAATGGACGATACTCCGCCTAACAGCATGTGGCGCGACATGGACGACGGCGGATTTTGCGGAAGGCCGAAGGGCCTGGAAAGGTAGGTAAACCAATGCTTGACAGAAGCAGACCATTCGGAACCGTAACCGGCAGGGCGTCCAACGGAGCTCGGTACGAACAAGACGGAAAACAATTTAACGGCGATGAGCAGGAAATCGACGGCAAGGGGAACGTCATCGAGCCCGCGCTCCCAGCGCCAAAGGCGAAAGTGGCTGACCCTCCCCCGGTGGTGGTCAAGAAAGAAACACCTAAAAAGCCTTACAGGGTGCAGGTTCACGAAATGGCCAAAAGGCTTGGTGTCCCCCATCAAGATCTTATCGAATTTCTTAGGCTCAAGGGCTTCAAGGTCGGAAATCACATGACCATGCTGGATGAAGATGCCATTGAAGCCGCCACAGAACGGTTTGCAACCACGGCCTCAGATGCTTGGATCGAGCCTGCACCCTTGGTGGACAAGGTCACGGCGGAAGAGCCCCAGAAGCCCCGTACAATCATTATCGGGGGTGGCCAATGACCGAAGCGGTACAGGGTAAAAGCCTCGAAATAAAGCATCGGATAGTGCCGTACACCCGCGGGCGAGGGTTAGACTTGGCTTGCGGGGTGGCTAAAACCTGGCCGCATTTCATTGGAGTGGACAGTTACAAGGACTTTGGTGGCAGAATTAATTTCAGCGGGCTTGATACCGCCGTAAAATACTCTCTAAGAATGAACGTGGATGTCATTTGCAACGCTTTTGAACTCTCACCGTTTTCCGGCGGGTCAATGGACTTTGTTTTGGCGTCTCACATCCTGCATTTGGCCGATAGAACGAAAGACGCCCTCGCCGAATGGTGGCGGGTTATTAGGCAGGGTGGGTATTTGATTCTGTACGGCTCCTGCGGAGATAAAAACATTGATGCACAGGTAATGGGGCTAATGGCAGCCAACGCCGGCGGGTTTGATTTCATTGAGAACGAACGCTGCGAAGAGAGCGATAACTTCTTTCAGGTCTACCGCAAGCGGTCAGACCGCAAACAGGTCATGGTATTTCAGGAACCAAAGCCCGAAAAGACCTGCGCCGTGTGCCGTTGGGGGGCTTTCGGTGACATGATCCAAATGGCAACCGTGCTACCGGGGCTGAAGGATCAGGGATACCATGTGACCGTTTTTACGAACCCTCGGGGCCTTCAGATAATTGAGCATGACCCTCATATAGACAAGTTTTGCATACAAGACATAGACCAGATACCAATTGAAGAGCTCGGAAAGTACGTTGAATATCTGAGGGGGCAATACGACAAGGTTGTTTCGTTTTCGGAGTCAACCGAAGGGGCACTGTTGCATCTCCCGGTAAGGACTTCGTTCGACTGGCCGACAGAGGCAAGGGCCGCCATTTCGGATGTTAGCTATCTTGAAATGCACCATCTGATTGCCGATGTGCCGCTGCCCCCGCGGTGCAAGTTTTATCCGACCGACAAGGAACGACAATGGGCCGAACGGGAGCGCAAGAAGATTCATGGCAAGGTGGCGGTATGGGCGGTTGACGGGTCGAGCGTTCACAAGTTCTGGCCGCACATGGACAGCGCAATCGCCCGCATTATGCTAATGGCGAATGACTGGCACATCATTCTTACCGGAGACAATACCAGTGCGGTGCTCGAAATGGGTTGGGAGAAAGAACCCAGGGTCCATTTGAGGTGCGGCGACAAGCAATGGAACATCCGCAACACCATCACGTTTGCGGCAAATGAGGCCGACTTGGTGATAGGCCCGGAAACCGGTCAATTGAACGCGGTGGCACTTGAGGACGTACCCAAAATCATATTTTTGTCGCACTCGTCTACCACGAACGCCTGCAAATACTGGAAAAACACCTATCCGCTTTCGGCCAAGAACGGTTGCCGAGCTTGCCACAAGCTTGTTTTCACATGGGCGCAATGCAAGAAAGTGGAGAAAACTGTGTTTTATGGTGACAGACCCGCTGAGTTGGCCGGCGCTGAATGCCAAATGAACATTGATTTAGATGATTTCTGGCACGCTTTTCTTAAAGCTCAGAACGTGCAGAAAAAGGCGGCTTAAAAATGACGACTTCAGGGGTTTACGTTACAACCTTGACCTTTACGCAGCTTCTAACGGACGCCATGGTTGACCTCGGCATCCTAGACGCGGCAGAAAGCCCCGATGCAGCTCAAGTTACAGTGGGAATGCGGAAGTTTAACAATCTCCTTTTTCAGCTCAAGGGGCCGAAGGCGCATTATTTATCATCTGAACGTGGATGGACCCGCGAAACGGCTTCCATGACCCCAAGCGCGTCCACGGCGGCTTATCTGCTGAAACCCTCTGGAGGCCAATGCAACATACAGATTCCTACCGAAATAATCACCGTGCTTTTGCGGAATACATCGACAAGCTCCGATACGGTCTTAAGTCCCATGACTCACGATGAATATAGGGCGCTATCCAACAAGTCTCAGACCGGAACCCCGACACGATGGTTTTATGAAAAGCACATGGCAGACGGCACCTTGTACGTTGACTGCCTATCGTCTTCAACGGTTGTCAGCGGATACACCTTTCAAATCACCTACCGGCAACCTCTTGAAGTGGTGACGAGCGGGTCCGAAACGCTTGATCTTCCTAACGAGTGGAACCGTGCTCTTACCTGGAACCTTGCGAGAGAGCTTGGCCCCTCTTACACGGTTGACGATGCCACTTGGCAGCGGGTGGTAGCCATGGCCGCGGAGTCTTTGGGAATTTCCAACAACCACGAGCTTGAAAACCAGATCCTTTTCTATCAATGCAAAAGGGACATTGACGACCTATGAGCACCAGGGCGCAACAGATTGACATACTTCTTTCGGGGTTGATGGACCCGGACAACAACGCGGTTCTTTCGGGCGGGACTGTTGAATTTTATGCGGCCGGCACGGATACACCTAAAAATGTGTGGTCTGAAAAAGAAAAGACGAACGCTTATACTTCAATCACACTGGACTCTAATGGTTCAGTGGCAAACCCGTATTACGGTGATGGTTGGTATAAAATAATCGTAAAAGATGCTGACGGTAACACAGAATACACATGGCCCTTTATTTACTTGCAATCAAATGCTTTTTCTGTAGTTCAAAAAACAGAAGCCTATACCGCCACACCTGATGATGATGTTGTCTTATGCAACGGCACTTTCACGGTGACAATCGGAAGCGCCACTTATCCGACTCCTTCGTATTTTGCGCAGCCGCTAGTTTTCAAAAACATAGGCTCCGGCTCAATAACCCTTGACCCATATTCTACCGTAACAATTGACGGCAGTTCTACGGTTACACTTGTCCCAAACGATGTAATCACTATCTACCCGGACGGCACGAGCAACACATGGAGGCGCAATCGACCACTTACGGACCTTGACGGCCAAGAACTTATACTTGATGCTGACGGCGACACGTCTATCACCGCGGACACCGACGATCAGATAGATGTCAAAATAAACGGGGCCGATGAATACATTATAACGGCCTCTGCGTTTGACTTTAACGCCAACGAATTGATTTTAGATGCCGACGGAGACACTTCGATTACAGCCGATACGGATGACCAAATAGATTTTAAACTTAATGGATCAGACTTGTTAAGAATACTTTATTACAATTCCTATTGGAGAATAAATCCCGCAACTGATAATACTCTTGTTATAGGAGATGCCAACTATACATTTAGAGCATCATTCATAAATGATATTTATAGATATAATGGAAGTTCCTGGGTAGTTCAGGGAAAGGACGTTACCGTCCCAATCCATCGCAAGATTATTGAAATTGGTGATTGGGACAT